CTGAGCGGCATGGTCGCCGGTCTCGCCGTTACGGGGCTCATTGCCCTTCTCGTCATACGATAACCCACAACCATAACGAAAGGACCAACTATGGGTATCGAAGAAAACCTCGGAAGAATCGCTGATTCTCTCGAACGCATCGCCTCCGCGCAGGAGGAAAACGTCAAGATCAACGCCGCTTACAAGAAGTTCCTCGTGGAACGGGATGCCCGTCGCATTATGGCGGATGGCGGCGTCCAGGACGACCCCGTGTCGGCCTATGTCTCGGATATGGGCGCACCCGCCGACCCGCAGCCGCAGGTTGAGAACGTCCTCGCGGACGCCCAGGTCGAAGTCCCCGCTCCGGCCTCCGTCGCGGAAGCGCCCTCCGGTCCGGTCATCACTCAGGAGATGATTCTCGCCGCGGCCCACGTCGCCGCGAACCCGGTGGCCCTGACCGCCCTCGGCAAGGACCTCACGTTTGACGTCCTGAAAATGGAACTCCTCGCCCGCGGCCACGCCTACAAGAAGGGCACGAAGACCACCACGCTCCAGAAGGAATGGGACAAGTACAAGCACGAGCCCATCATCGGCGCAAAGCCCACCCCGATCACGCTGGCCGAGCCGCAGAACGACGTCAACCCCGCTGGCTACGCTCCGAGCCTTACCGAGGCTTCGGCGAATGTGGAACCTGCTCCCGCTCCGGCCTCTGCACCCGCCGCGGCTCCCGACGATCTCTTTGCGCTTCCCCAGGAGGCTCCCGCCGTTCGCGTCTATGACAAGGCTGGTGCGATCGCCGAGATTCAAAAGACCTTCGGCAAGCCGGACGAAACGCACGATGAGGCGCAAGCTCTGGAACGCGACCGCGAGATCGTCTTGAACGCCCTGAAAACGGTCGGCTACCAGAGCTTCGGTCAGCTCAGCCTGGATGACACTGACAAGGCCACGGCCATCGTCCTCGCATACGAACGCCTGAAAGGAATCACCCATGCCTGAGATCGAACGAGAAAGCCATTCTTTCCTCGGCGCGTCGTCCTCCCATCGCTGGATGCACTGCCCCGGAAGTGTGCGCCTCTACGAACAGCTCGGCGAACGTCACGAATCCGAGTACGCGGCGACGGGGACCGCGGCTCACTCCATCTGTGAGGCGTGCCTCCTCGACCCGAAGAAGGAACCCGAAATGTTCCTCGGCTCGATTCTCGACACGAAGGAGTTTCACATCCCGGTCACGGAGCAGATGGTCGAGGCGACCCGCGTGTACGTGGACTTCGTGCGTGAGCAGTACGCCCTGTTCGGCGGCAAGCTCATGGTCGAGCAGTCCTTCGACCTCTCCTGGGTCCACGGCGGGATGTACGGGCGTAACGACGCCTGCATCTACCCGGTCGGCAAGCTCGCCGGGACGCTCCGCATCTACGACTACAAGAACGGGCGCAAGCAGGTGGACGCGGCGAACAACCCGCAGCTCCTCTACTACGCCCTCGGAGCCCTGGGGAAGGACAACCCGTGGTTCGTGGAGCAGGTCGAAATGTCGATCATCCAGCCGAACGGCATCGGAAAGAAGGCCATCGACACCTGGTCGATCTCCGTGGACGAGCTGTACCACTGGGCCGAGAACGTCCTCAAGCCCGCGGCTCTGGCTACGGAAGCTCCGGACGCCCCGTGCTTCACGGGCGACTGGTGTACCTTCTGTGAGGCGTCTGCCTACTGCCCTGCGAAGCGCGACGCCGCGCTGAACCTGCTCAAACCGGCCACCCCTTCGCACCCCGTGGCGACGCTCCCGTCGATCGCCACCCTCACGCCCCAGGAGATCGGCCTGTACTCGGCGTTTTTCACGTCCGAGGAGTTCTCCGCGTGGGTCAAGGCACTCGCCGCCGAGGAGCTGGCGTGCCTCGCCCGCGGGGTCGTGATTCCCGGACGCCGCCTTGTCGAGAAAACCACCCTCAGCAACAGGAAATGGTGCGACGAGGCCAGCGTCATCCGTGAGTTCGGCGACGAGTTCGGGGAGGAGATTTACAACAGCAAGCTCAAGTCTCCCGCCCAGCTCACCGCCACCCTGACGAAACTCGGCGTTTCCAAAGCCGAAGCGAAAGAGCGTGTGGACGCGCTCACCGTTCGCGACGAAATCAAGTCCACTTCTGTCATCTCCGACAACGGCACGGACGAGTGCCCGTTTGTCGAAACCACCAAACTTTTTGATTGAAAGGAGCCTCACAATGGCAAACTCCACTTTCACCCGTTCCATCCTCACCCCTGAGTTCACCCTCTGCTTCCCGGACTTCTTCGAGCCCCGCGCTCCGCAGCCCGGCCAGCCGCTCCGCTACGGTTGCACCGCCGTCTTCCCGAAGACCACGGACCTCACCGCCCTCAAGGACCTCGCCCGCGAAGCCGTGCCGCTCTTCTGGGGCAGCCAGGTCCCGCGTGACCTCCGCAACCCCTTCGGCAACGGCGACGAAAAGGCGGCGGAATGGGGCGACGTCTTCAAGAACAGCGTCTACGTCCGCTTCATCTCCTACGCCAACGACCGCCGCGGCAATCCCCGCAAGCGCCCGTCCGTGTGGAATACCGCCCGTCAGCTCATCACCGACCCGACCCTTGTGTGGCCCGGCCAGAAGGCCATCGCCTACATCTGCGCGTCCGGCTATGAGAACCAGAGCCGCGGCGTCCACTTCTTCATCTCGGCCATCCAGATCGTCGGCGACGGCGAGCGCATCGGGTTCGACCCGGACAGCCTCGGCAACGTGTTCGAGCAGCGCGACCCCGTTCCGGGCGCTCCGGAAGGGATGTTTGAAAGCGTCGCTCCGACCACCCCGGCTCCGCAGTACGTCGCGCCCGCTCCGGCTCCCACGCCCCGTCCGACCCCGGTCTTCCCGGCCTCCTCGCCCGCTCCGGCAGTCCAGACCCCGGTCGCTGCCGGTGTCGCTCCCGCCGCTGCTCCCGACGACTTCTTCAAGTTCTGAGGTAGTCCATGCCACGGAAACTCACAATAGACTTTGAGACCCGTAGTGCCGCTCCGCTGAAAAAGTGCGGAGCGGCAGCCTACGCGGCGCATCCCTCGACGGATGTCATCTGTCTGGCGATGAAGTGGAAAGGCGCTGAACCGGCGATCTGGTTCTCCCCGCAGTTCCGCGTGGCAGAGGCCGAGCTGAACGGCGTCCGCATCCTGGACGACGAGAACGTGAAGGAGTGGATTGAATCGGCGGAGATCATCGAAGCCCACAACGCCCAGTTTGAATTTTTCATCTGGCTCTACGTCATGCCGAAGTACGGGTTCAAGATGTTCGACCCTCGCAAGCTCCGCTGTTCCGCCGCGAAGGCCGCCATGTTCGGTCTGCCTCGCGATCTCGGCGGGGCCTGCGCCGCCCTCGGCGTTCCGCAGCAGAAGGACCTGGAAGGCGCACAGCTTATGATGCGCCTCTGCAAGCCCCGCCAGCCGCGCAACGACGAGAAGGCCGCGAATCCGAACTGGGAACACACCCTCTACTGGCGCGGCACGGCCCAGGAGTTCGCACGGGAAGGCCAATACTGTATGCAAGACGTCCGGGCCGAGGAGGCGCTGTCCGAAGCGCTCCCCGACCTCCCGGACTATGAGCAGCAGGTATGGCAGAAGGACCTGGAAATCAACACCCGCGGCATCCGCATCGACAAGCCGGTCGTGGAGAAGATCATCGACTGCATCGAAACGCACTCGACGAAGCTCACGCGGAACTTCCAGCGCCTCACCGGTCTCCAGTCTCCCCGTCAACGCGACGCCACGCTCCAGCACCTCCTGAGCCTCGGCGTCCAGATGGACGGCCTGACTTCGGCAGATGTGGAAAAGGCCCTCGCACAGACCGGCGACGGCGCGGCGAAGGAAATCCTGGAAATCCGGAAGAGCCTGTCGAAGAGCTCCACGGCGAAGTACCAGGCGTTCCTCAACTCCGTCTGCCCGGACAACCGGGTCCGCGGCGCACTCATGTACCACGGCGCGGGCACGGGCAGGTGGTCCGGTCGGCTCATCCAGCCCCAGAACTTCCCCCGCGGTGCGTTCTCCGAGGTCGATTTCTGCATCGACCTCTTCGCACACGGCGATCTCGAATCGGTCGAGATGTTTTTCGGCGACCCGATGATCGCCGCGTCCACCTGCCTCCGGGGCATGATTATCCCCGGAGAAGGCCGCGACTTCATCTGTGCTGACTTCTCCTCGATCGAAGGCCGTGTCCTCGCGTGGCTTGCCGGTGAGACCACCGCGCTCGAAGTGTACCGCTCCGGACGCGACCCTTACAAGGTCAATGCGTCGGCGATCTACGGTGTGCCCTACGAGAACGTCACGAAGCAGCAGAGGCAGGTCGGCAAAGTTGCTGAGCTTGCCCTCGGATACCAGGGCAGTGTGGGCGCGTTCAACGCTATGGCCGTGAACTACGGGGTGAAGCTCCCCGAATCGGAAGTCAAGACCATCGTCGATTCCTGGCGCGAGGTCCATCCGGAAACGACCCGGATATGGCGCGAGCTGGAGCACGCCTGTACCCTCGCGGTCCAGAATCCGGGGAGCGTCTTCTCGTACCGCTCCGCCCGTTTCAAGGTCCGCGAGATTCACGGGACCCCGTTCCTCGGAATGCGCCTCCCGTCCGGACGCTGCCTCTGGTACTGCCGCCCGCGCATGGAACCGAAGATGATGTCCTGGGGCGAATCGAAATCCGTCGTGGCCTACGACGGCGTGAACTCCATGACAAAGAAGTTCGGGACGCAATACTTGTATGGCGGCCTCTTGACCGAGAACCTGACGCAGGCCACGGCTCGCGACCTCCTCGTCGGCGGGATGCTCTTCGCCGACTGTATGGGGTACAAGATCGTGATGCACGTCCACGACGAGCTCATCGCCGAAGTCCCCGAAGGATTCGGGTCGGTCGAGGAGTTCGAGCGTCTTATGTGCGCCCAGCCGCAGTGGGGTCCGGACATCCCGCTCAAGGCCGAAGGCTGGCGCGGAAAGAGGTATCGGAAATGAACCAACTGGAAACATCCGAAATTCTTTTCGGTGTAATTGTGCTCGGCATACTCGCATTTATTTGGTTATCTGACAACGGAGAACGATAATGAACGACAATCAAGACAACCTCACCACCGAGGCGGAAGCCCCGGATATGGTGAACCATCCCCCGCATTACACGAACGGCCCTCGCATGGGCGAGCTCGAATGTATCGAAGTCCGCCACTGGCTCCCCAGCGATCTCGCCGATGCCTTCAAGTACGTCTGGCGTGCCGGAAAGAAGGACCCGACAAAGTTCGTCGAGGACCTGGATAAGGCGTATTTCTATCTGGAAGACTGGAATATGCTGGAACCGTGGCACGACACTCTTTATCGCATCACGTCCACTCCACGGGTGCTCTTTTTCCGGGCCGACCTCAGCAGCATGGAACCCTGGAGAAGGGCTGTGCTCAAGGCCATCGTTCTCAACGATGTGAGCGAGGCTCTGTGGCTCATCGCGAAGCAGATCAAGGCAGCCGAAGAGGCCGCGGACGAGGCGTTCCGCCGCTACGCTCCGGAGGATGAGACCGATGACCCGGACTGAGCTACTTCGCGAGCGTATCGCCCGTGCCCGTGATTCCTACTGGGCGGTCGGAATCTCGACCATGACGGATGAAGAGTACGACGCCGCCGTGGAAGAACTCCACGCCCTGACCGGCGAGTATGACCCCGTGGTCGGCCCGACCGTCGCCTCGAACGGGAAGGTCATGCACCCCGCCGACGCGCCCATGCTGTCCATGCAGAAGGTGTACTCCGAGGCCGAGATCGTGAAGTGGATTCTCCGCCTCGGCGAGACTGTCGGCGATCTTCACGTCATGCCGAAGTACGACGGCATCGCCCTTCGCCGGTACAACAATGGAATCCTCGCCACCCGCGGCGACGGTCGCTTCGGGGAGAACGTGACGGAAACCGCGTCGCGTATTCGATGGGACAGGAGCCTGCCCTCATCGCTCTACGTGGACGGGGAGGCCGTGTGCAAACTCTCCGACTTCCCGCAGCTCGCCCACCTCGGCTACAAGAACCCCAGGAACGCCGTCTCCGGCATCCTGGGGAGCAAGGACCAGCTCATCCGGGACCGTGCGTCCATCCTCACCTTCGTTCCGTACACGGCCCACGCCTGGGGCATCCTGGACGCTGGAAGAATGGAAAGGGCGAAGCTGGCGGATGAGGTCCACGCGTCCGTGGAGAACATCAAGGCGAAGTGCTCCGACTACCCGATGGACGGCATCGTGTTCCGCGTCAGCAGTCCCAACCTCTTCAAGTCTCTGGGCCACACCGATCACCACTGGCGCGGCCAGATCGCTTTGAAGTTCAAGGGTGGACAGGCGCAGACGACCATCCTCCGGATAGACTGGCAGGTCAAAAACGGAACTGTGACCCCGGTCGCATTGCTCCAGCCGGTCGATCTGGACGGAGCCCGCATCGAACGTGTCACGCTCCACAACGCCGATTACGTGGCGGCCAACGCGGTCTGCGAGGGCGACGTGGTCGTCGTCGAACGCGCGGGCGGGGTCATCCCTTCGGTCGTCCGCGTGCTCCACGGGAAGACGATCGGCTGGCCGGTCATCCCGAAGGAGTGCCCGGTCTGCCATAGCCAGCTTCTCCGGCAGGGCGCACGCCTGTACTGCCCGGTCTGCGAGCACAAGGGGTGACGCCATGTCCACCACTACCATAATAAATATCGTCATCGCGGCGGCCTGGATTATCATACTCTGGGACGCCATCAATCACGGAGGTAAATGAGATGAAGCTCTATCTCTCCGGTCCCATGACCGGCCTTTTCAATTATAACCGGCAGTCGTTCGACGACGCCGAGACGAAGCTCAAGGAGCTCGGATTCGAGGTTATCAACCCCGCGAACCTTCCGGAGCCGGTCGTTTCCTCGAAGCCGTCACCTGCCGAATCCTGGGCGGCTTACCTCGTCCGCGACATTTTCGTGCTCCAGGAGGAGCGTCCGGACTACGTGATTCTTCTGCCCGGCTCGGAGAACTCGAACGGTTCGTGCCTCGAATCCCGCTACGCCAAAGAGATCGGCCTCAAGACCATCACGCTCGGCGAGTTCCTGAGCGCGACGTATCGTCACGAGGAGGTCAAAGGCTACGGCTTTCCGTGGCCGAGAAAGAAGGTGGAAGCATGAATATCTCCGTCGAGGAGTTGTCGTTCGTGTTCAAGCTCGCTCAGGCGTCTATGCCCGCTCCGGTTCCCGCACCCGCGCCGGAATCCGCCGCGTCCCAGGAGCAGCAGGTCCGTCCTGAACCTCTGCCTGGAAGCGGCTCGGATTTGCTGTACATCCAGCACGCGATTCGGGCGCTCAATGCCATCTGTGTGAGGAGCAGGTGTGATGGTTGCCCGCTGTATCTCGGCGGGCACGAGCCCTGCGTCCGGAATCATTTGATTTCAATAGAGCGCCGCATCACCGGACGCTTTTCTAAGAAGGAGGATGAACCGTGTGGCGAGTGATCTTCTTCCTGAAAGACCTCCGGACCCTGTTCTGGAACTACGAGGACCGCATCCTCTACTACATGAGCCGCCTGTGCGTGAGGTGGCACTTCGGTGGCCGCTGTCCCGAAGGGTGCAAGTTCTACATGAGCCGCAACCCGTTCAAGGACCGCGCCGCACTCCCGGAGGAGCGCTTCAAGTCGTGCCCGCTGCTGGACTTCAACGAGGCCGTGATGCGCTGGCGGCACGAAGAGTTCAAACGTAAACATCCGTTACCGGAAGGAGTGGATATAAATGAGTGTTCCGAAACACATCGTTGAGGCTGTCAATGCCCTCCTCGCCCCCTACGGCGAAACGTACACCCCGGACAAGAAGTCCGAGGGGTATCTCTCCATGAAGGAGGCCGTGAAGTACCTGGGCGTGAGCAAGAGCTACTTTTACCGCCTCACTACGCAGGGCATCATTCCCCGCATTAAGCTCG